GGAAAAAAACTTTATATAACTCTTATATAAGTGCCCTTAGCGGGGCTCCCCGGCTACGGTCGGATCCCTACGGGGAGGATAGGGTGAAAACCCCTAGTGCAAGCTGACACTCATACCTCCCAAGGTCCATGAGTCGACGCAAAGGTCCTCGAAAGCATGTTGTCCTTTCGTACAACCGAGTAGGTTCGTTGCCTTAATTGGTGACGCTTGCAGGATGAGGATGGTCCCGACGCCTAACGGACCTTGCTGCCTTCTTTCCCTGGATTGGCGGTGTTGTTCCCACTAATAATAAAGGAATACGCACATGTTGCTGCCTGTAGTAGCCCGTGCGGCCGTCCCTGCTATTGAGAGTGCCATTGCGGCTACTCCTGGCCTGGTTTCCCGAATCGCAGCCGCGATCGGTTCCAAGGTCAGCCCTTCCGCCATTTTGGCGGCGGTCAAGAGCAACCCGGTCGTCGCAGGTCTGACACTCGCTCAGATCGGAAGCACCGGTTATGACGCCTATCAGCAGCTTCTGGAGAATCATCCAGAGGTCGCCGAGATGCTGAAAGACCTGTCTTTCAAAGCCGACGAAATCCAGCCGGATTTCATCGGTAACCTCGGTCAGTACCGCGAAGAGCTGGAACTGGTCGAAGATGCTGCCCGCTTCGTGGGCGGCATGTCGAACCTGATTCGCCTGCGCCAGGCCCTGGAGCTTGATATCAAGTACTACGGCCTGAAAATGCAGCTGAATGACATGGGATACCGCTCGTAATGGTTATCGGTCTCCTGAAGTATCTCACGCCTGCCGTTAAGGTGCAGATGGCTGCTCGCGCGTTGGGCCTGTCCCCCGCCGAAGTCGCTGCAATTGACGGCACGTTGGGTCGTGTCTCTGCGATGCCAGCGGTCGCGGTCGTGCTGGGAGGGAAACCTCTCTCTCTGGCCACGATCGCGTCAGTTGTGTCTGATGCAAACCCCAGTGCCACTGTTGGCGCGCTTATGCCTGCTGTACAGGGCATGGTGAGTTCCGACGAAGGCGCGAGTGCGTTGGCTAAGACCGTGGTAGGCTTCATGGAGTCCGACCCCAACAGCGATGTCCTGGTTCAACTGCTCCACAAGGTGTCAAACTTGCCGATTGTCGGCTTTGGTGACACGCAGTATGCAGACCCAGCTGACTTCTTGGCCAAGGGAGTTTTCCCTCTGATCAGGAAGCCAGAAGTAGAGGTTCAAGCTGCGCCTTTCACCTGTCGTCAGTGTGATCATGTTGATCACATCACTGATGTACCTCAAACTTCGACCTTTGTTCACAAATGCACTTCGTGCGGCTTTGTGCAGATGGTCCACCGTAAGGATGTTCCGTAATGCCATTTCCTCTGGTAAAGCAAGACCCAACCTCGAAGGCTTTCACTGAAGCCAGTGAACGCTCCACCGGCACCCAGATCCTGGACGTCGTCAAGGCCCCTATCGGCCTGTTCGGCGACGATGCCAAACACGAGTTCGTGACCCGTCAGGAACAAGCCGTCTCCGTCGTCAGCTGGGCAGTTGCTGCCGGTCTGATCGGCGAGCTGATCGGCTACCGTGGTGCGCGTTCGGGTCGCAAAGCGATCCTGGCCAACATCCCTTTTCTGGCCTAACTCCTCGTGTCCAAGGATAGCGCCTTCGCAGTGCAATACTCGCTGCGCGCCCTGGGACAAAAGGTGCGGGCAGACGGGGTAGTGGGCTCTGAGACCCGTGCCGCGCTGGATGCGCTGCCCGAGAATCAGAAGAAAGCGATTGTAGAGTTGCAAGCACTCCTACCGAAAGCACAGTCGGTCGGCAACAACCGTGTGAGGTTCACAACAGCTGAAGTCGACTCGGCGGTGGCGCGGATCTCGCAAAAGATAGGTGTTCCGGCTTCCTACTACCAGTTCCTGATTCCGATCGAGAACTTCGTGGTGGCCGGTGGTTTCGAAACCACCGTTTCTGGTTCCTTCCGTGGGTTGGGCCAGTTCAACCGGCAGACGTGGGATAGACTCCGTCGTTTAGGCCGTAACCTTCCTGCATTTGAGGAGGGTTCGGCACAACTGAACGCTTCTCTTTATGCAATCGGGTTCTTGTATCTTGAGAACAAGAGAGCGTACGAGGCGTCGTTCAAAGGCCGCGTTTTCACTCACGAAATCGCGTATTTGTATCACAACCAAGGCGCTCCAGCTGCCGAACAGTACCTGACTTCGGGTCGGCTCGTTTACCCGAAGCAAAGCGAGGCCGCTGTCGCGGCGGTTGCGGCTGCGAGAAACCAGCATGTCAAAGAGAGTTGGGCTTAGCCCTGAACTGCATCGTGAACTGAAAATGTTCCCAGATGTCACGAAGGGTGGCACGTTCGACATAACCATCCGGTCGACTACCGAGAACGGTGCTTTTTGGGCGAACTACGAAGGTAGAACGTCCTTGGTCACCGTCCCGGACGTGAAGACAGCTATCGAGTTTTTGATTAAACTCTGCCGTCGACACAAGTTGTCCAATCAGGTGAACACGCGAACGCTTCTCCGCGATTTGCAACGAACGTTGCAGGAATGTGAATGCCAGTCTCATCATGTGCCGTTGTCCAGCCCCTTCATGCATCTCAGATTTGCGTAAAGCTGATCGGAAGCTATGAAAGTAAGCTGAGCGACACGGAAGTTATTGAAGCAGCTATCAAGCTCTCATAGGCTTGGAAAGCCCGGCATCGATGTCGTTCCATGTCGCGCCAGACGCGGCCACCGATATGTATCTTGATCTGATCGAAATCTACTCCCCGTCGTCAGTCGGGATACATCTCGTCCTGCCATAAGCGCTGTCTGTAGCGTGCATAAACAGATAGATCGCCTTTTTAGGTAACCGCGGATTGATCACCGTTCCGAGCTTGCTTGGATAAACAAGTCCTTGTATAACAAGGCGAGACTCACTATGTGAGCGTCCAATAGGACGGCCCCTTCGGGGGCTCTCTCTCT